GAGAAGTTCGTCAAGCGTGCCGAGGAACAGATGTACTGGCATACCGAGGACAAGTTGGCCGAATTGCAAGACAAGTTCCTTGAAGACGACATGGTGAACAATACTCCGGGCCGTGGACAGAAGAACTATCGCCGTATGGAGTACGATATCACCAAGAATCCTAACGGAAAGGGTGCTGAGGAAGACCGCAAGGCTGCAGAAGAGAAGGAAGTCCTCACCAAGGACAAGCTGATGGACTTGCTCAACAACGTGCGCTATTCTATTTGTTCCACCGCTTCCGCATGGGGCGACGAGCCCATCAAGCAGAAGGACTATCAGGACCAGATCAAGCTTAGGTAGGGATTTTCTTCCTTTTGCCCTACCTTGGAGGTCGCCGTGAGGCGGCCTCCTTCTATTTTGGCACGCTTTTTGCTTGTGTATGGGTAAAGGAAATAATTTAATGACTACAAAGGAGTTGTAAAATGAATATGAGATTTCCCGCTGTGTTGAACTTCTTCGGTGCCGACCCGTTTGATTTCGGTGAATCCAATGTTGCTAACGGTTTCTGCAATCTCGGAAACGAGATCCAGTCCATGATGAGGTCGTTGGAAGGCGGTACGGGCAAGTATCGTACGCCGAACATTCGTGCCGAACGTGACGAAAAGGCCGATACGTTCTATGTGGAACTGCCTGGTGTGAAAAAGGAAGACGTCAAGGTTACCGTCTCCGGCGAGTACACTTTGCTGCTTGAAGCCAAGCGCAAGGTCGGAAAGACCGAGACCCAGTTCCGCACCGAGTTGGCAAGCGAAAAGGATATCGGCAACGCCAAGTTGACGTACGCCGATGGCTTGCTTACCGTGACGGTCGAACCTAAACCTAAGGCTGAGCCTGAAGTGAAACAGCTTCTGATTCAGTAGTTGAACCGGAATAATCAAAAAATGCCGCCCAGTTGGACGGCATTTTTGTTTTGTACGTGAAAATATTAGACGCTCTCGGTAAGCCATCTGCGGTAGTAGTTGAGGCTCTGCCTTGCCTTGGGGAAGTCTTCCTTGCCTACGGAATGGATCACGTCGTTTACGAGTGATTCGAGGAACACTTTCGGTTCGGTGTCGCCACGCATTGCTTCGAGCGACTCGATCGCTTCGAACTTGGACATGTCTTCGTCGGTAAGCTCGGTATTGACGTCATGGATTAGTCCGAACGCCTTGATGACGCCTTCCAGCTTCGCCTTGTTGCTGTCGTTCATGAGCTGGCGTGTCTTGTAGATGAAGTACTTTTCTTGGTCAGTAGCTTGTTGCATGTGATGTCTCCGACGTCTATGGGGTAGTTTATCATTTTTCTGGTGAAGATGACTGATAAACTGATAGCGTAAGAAAGGGCATACGCATGACACCGTACTACTACGTTCGTGAAATTGAGAAGATTATGATCGCGTTGATGGACGTGTTCAACAATCTGCGTGTCAAGAAATATAAGGACTTGAAACGTACCGATTCCGACCGTACCGTAGCCGTACCTATCGTTACTCACAGCAGCTTGAACTTTGCAAACTTGGTTGCGTCTACGCAGACTAGCCAGGAGCCCATGCCGGTGCCTATCATCGGTTTCCGTTTTGCCGGGAACAATCACGACCAGGCGAACATGGTTCAGCCGTGCTACGCTCGTGAGATATTGTCTACGACGCTTAACAGATTCATCCGTGACATACAGCCGGTGCCGCAAGTGTTCAAGTTCGAAATGACGGTTCTGTCGAACGACCTATCCGACTATTTCCAGCTCAAGGAAAATATTGAGGCGTACTTCAACACGTACCGTACTGTCCGTATCAAGGAATTCGACTTTGCACCGGAAATCGAACGGCAGATCCCGTTCACGGTCACGTGGTCTGACTCAATCGAAGACGAGAAGAATTCGGACAGCAAGGAATACCAGTATTACAAGACGACGTACACTATCGAGGCGCACGGTGTCTATCACAGAAAGTACGAGATCCCGGCTATCATCAAGTACGCCCAGATGAATTTCAACATCAACAACGAGTTGATGGATTCCCTTCAAGTATTTGTTTATCCGGACGAGATTGCTCGGCAGAAGAAGCATCTGTGGGAAACGATCGAGCCTTCTATCCGAGAAGGATGGTCGCTGCTCAAGACGTTCACTCGTACGCTTGTTCGCAAGACCGACAACGACGGTGATGAAATCTGGAAGGACGAGACAATGAAGTCTTACGACCTCACGTACCATACCGACGACGATATTACCCAAAAGAACAAGGTCGGTAACGTGATTGCCGGTTACAACCCTATACTCAAGGGATACAAGAGGGACGCTAACGGCAATTTCATCAAGGACAAGGACGGAGACCTCATTCCTATCTACGACTGGGAAGACATTGTTGTTGAGGACGTGAACCGTCCGGTTGAGGTTCCTTCGTTTGATTTGATCCATCTCAATTTTGACGAGGACAGCGCGTTCGAGCATGACTTCAGCGGTATGAACCGTGACTTTGTCGCAGTAAATGCCGACGCACGTGAATTCAAGCCAGACATGGCACCCGGAAACGGTAACTACACGCCGGACGGATATACGTCGGCGACAGACTGGTCGCAGATTCTTAACTGGTTCGGCGACAACAAGGAAGGAAAGATCGAGTCGTCCTATACGTTCAAGGCTACTGTCCAGTTCAAGTATGCGGATACTGATACGGTGTTCCAGTACCTTTTCAACCCGGAAGACGTCACGCTGTCTGACGGTACCGTAGTACCGAAGGAAAGCGTCTGGTTTGACTGGGGCATTCAAGACGGTAGACTTTACTTTACCTATCACACGACATCCCAGTACAAGCGCTTCGTGAGCGCGAAGGTGGACTTCGACACCACTACGATTTATTCAATCTATTTCGTGCTATATAACGAAGGGCAGAACGGTGCGTTCGGTATCCGGACTAACTTCTCGGATACGATGATCGCAATCGAGACCAAGGAAGACAAATGATTGATATCGACGCAATGCTGAGACGCAAGGTGGAAGAGTGCAAGCGTTCGGAGAACCAGAAGCTTCCGGAAATGCCTACTGCGCATATAACAATCCCGAAGATGGATCCTATCAAGCAGTTCTTCGAGGATCGTGAGTATGACGGAGAGCCGTTCAAACTGGAAGGCACTCCGAACATGGACGCCGTGATGAAGGTATTGCGTGAGGAACAGGCCGACGAGTACATGCACGATGACGACAAGCGCCAGACGTTCCACATGATAAGTGAAAACTCTAACAACAAGCATCCGTACGATGCGTATTTCCAAAGGAAACGAAACGATGAATGATCTAATCGCAAGACTCAAGGTGACCCACGCTGCCATGCTGGGCTCCAAACCGGCCAAGGTTGCTCCCGTGGCCTCCATCAAGATGCCGGGTGCTACAACTGCAAGTGTCGCACCGATCGTGTCTCCTGTAGCTGGCAACGAGCCGAAGAATTTCGCCAATGCCAACAGCATTATCGAGGCGGGTATCCGTAACAAGATGGCCGAATGCAAGCCGAAGGTGGACATCGGTATCGATGAAAACATTATTGCCAAGTATCGTGAAGAATACCAGCAGTTCCTCAAGGAACTCGAAACGATGGACTTCTCTTCTAAGATCTTTGGCGAAAAGCCAGCCGAATCCAATGAAGTTGCCCCGGCCCCGGTGGCTCAAGAGGAAGTTCCTCTTGCCAACGGGATCTCCGTGGGTGAAGAGGCAGGTGACTCCGTAGTCATTGCCGCTCCTAAGAAGAGTCGCAAGAAGAAGGCTATCACCGAGGAAGTCCAGGCCGAGCCGGTAGAGGCTCCGGTGGAAGAAACTCCTACCGAAGAGTAAACTAAACTTTACTTTATGTGTAAAGAAAAGTCGACTTGGAGCCCAGGTCGACCTTTTCTCGTTGCGATAAGCTATATTAAAGAGAAGGGGGTCAGCCTATGGACTTGCGAGAACGGAACTTATTGCAAATCGAAGAGATCGAAAAACATAAGTGGATCGAGTCCGAAAAGGCTGGCCACGACTTGGGCGAAGCTGCCCGAATTGACTGGATTGTCAAGTATGCCGCCAAGTGGAGCGAAGAACATCCGGTCGAAACTGATAAACTGCCTACAGACGAAAGTTTGAAGGCAGATAATGGCATTTCAACAAATATTCCTTGAATCTATTGCCGATGTGTGCGGTTCCAAGGCTGGGCTGGTAGCTGCAGCTTTCATGCCACGCATGGAAGCCGAAGATGGTATCGGCGACGGATACGACACGCTGAAGGACTTGGCTGTGTGGCTATTGGTGGAGAGCAACGTGCTCAACCAGCTGCACTGGAATACTGACACTAATCTCAAGCACGAACTACTCAACGAGGCTTACGAGCTGTGCCGTGATACCGGAGACAAGCTCGCCGAGACCTATATCGCACTGACCGGAAAGCCGTGCGACAAGGAATTCCCCAAGGTTAGCACCGGTTCCGGATTGAAGGACAAGGATACCCTAGCACTGCTCAAGAAGATCGATTCCCACATGAACCAAGCATGTGCCAAGAATCCGAAGTTCCCTGAAGGCGTCAAGAACGCTTTCGCCGATTTCGACGAGGCGATGACGACTATTATCTACAAGTACAGCCAGTTTACCGCATAAGGATTTCTTATGGAAATTATTACTACCGATGATATGGTTCAAGTTGTCCTTTCTCGTATGGGCTATCCCGTTACCGAGATCGAAATGGTCGTCGAGGAGCGAGGCGGTCTTGGCCATGTCCATATGGCGATTAAGGATACCCTTGACTGGTTCTACCGTATCAACATGGACGAGGCGTCATACAAGGATGTCATGAAGATTCCTCTCCGTGCCGGTATCATCCAGTACCGTGTGCCGGACAATATCATGGAAGTAATCGACGTGCAGCCGTCATATGGTAATACGTTCTCGCCGATGATGGCATGGGACGTGGGCCCAGGCGAATCGCTGATGGGCGTCGGCGGTGCCGGTCTTGGTGGTCTCGGCCAGTTTGACTTGGTGACTTACGCTGGCGCAATCCGCTATCTTAATGACGTTAAGAAGCTTGTCGGTACTCAGTACAATATCAAGTTGCATCCGGTAGACCATATACTCAGGGTCTATCCGACTCCGAAGTCAGACCGTATCGCATTGGCCACGGTATATGTCAAGGCTAAGAAGTACGAAGTGTTCGCCAACCCACTATTCCGTGACATGGCGGTCGCCCGTGCCGAAATGCAGTTGGGCAAGATCCTAAAGAAGGACGACATTACACTCCCCGGCGGAGCCAAGGTCAACGGACAGGCAATCTACAACGATGCCAAGGCCGAATGGGATGCGTTGTTCAAGCTCTTGCAAGAACAGTCCGCACAGCCGTTCATGATGACCGACTTGAACGCTTAGTTGCCAAAAATCTTATGCTTTGCTATATTAATCCCGTCTATCAAGGCGGGATTTTTATGTTATCACATTTTGTCAAGTTTCTCATGAAGGCTCAATATGCCGTCTACGTGGGCATCGCAGTAGTGATTGTCCGTAACATCATCAAGAAAGTTCGTACCGACATGGATAGGGTTAACTAATGTTCGATAAGATTGTAAACAACTTTGGGTTAATAACAGACGCCGATATGCAGCGTCTCGGCATCAACGGCAACGCGAGTTTCTTCGGCAAGAAGAGGAAAACTGACGACGATTCCCTTGATACCTTCAAGGAACTGACAAATACGATCGATGACATCATCGAGGCGATTCCGAATATCACGATTCCGTCTACAATCGTAGGAAAGAGCCGCTACGAAGGCTTGAAGGAAATTGTCAGCTTGTACAAGAAGCAGAACATGTCGAAGGTATTCTTGCTGTCTTGTACGATGGTCAACTTGATTGCTCGCCACAGCGGTGCCCAGGAAGTTTCCAAGATCGCTGGCTTCATGCAGAACTGCCTAGCATTGTATTCTATCGGCGACAACCTCTGCTCACATATTTCGTTTAACTGGGACTACGTTGACACTATGTACATCGTCGTGAACAACGAGCTTGACGGCGGCGCTCCGCTGTCCATGCAGCAGTACCGTGACATCAACACCAAGTATGCAAAGCAGAATTACGACTCTCTGTCCTTGACTAATTCCAGTATCTACGTGCTGGTCAACATGGCTGTCGAGGGCAAGGAAACCACCTGGTTCTCTTCCGAAGACCAGATGGAACATTCCATCAAGATGTTGCGCACCAACGTCAAGGGTGTCGTACGTCACTGGACTCGTGATGAGGACGGCGGCGAAAGCTACGAGCTGAACTATGAGTTCACCGACAATGCCATCATCAAGGGCAAACCGAGCAACGCAATCTTCGAAGTACTGTTCGACAATGTCAAGCTTTACCTCATCCAGTCGGTCAATGCGGTTTCCGATGAAGAAGCTGGTACTGGTACGCTGTACGAACCTAGCACGGAAATGCGCTATTTCTGGATTCCGACATCCGATGCCGAGTTGAGCCGCAAGGAAGTAAATGCACTGAACACGAACATCGAAAACTTCATGAACATGCTGTTCGTTAATAACATCGATACCGAAAAGTTCATGTTCACGTTTGACGATAACGGCGACTTGTCCGAACTTGTCCGTCCGAAGGCAATTCCGGAAAACTACGTGTCAGACGCAATTCCGGAAATCATCAACGGTGTCAAGACGCTTCATGAAAAGAAGCTGTCACGCAGCTACGCCTTGATTGGTTATGCCGGTACTGGCAAGACCATCGGCGCACAGCAGATTTCCAATGCGTTCCCGGACGTGTGTACTTTCAAGATCACCAAGAACGTGATCGAGAACGAGGACGTGATGAATAGCATGATGAGCTACGTAAAGGCTATCAAGCGTTGCATCATTATCCTTGACGATATGGATCGCAGCAACCTTACCGAAAAGAACGACGCCGTATGTTCCTACTTGAAGTTCTTCGATGACCTTAACCAGGCGACAAAGAATGACCAGGTGTCTTACGTGTTCATCGCAACTATCAATGACCCGGACAAGATCAACAAGGTGATCATGTGCCGTAGTGGCCGTATCGACCAGACGATCGAAGTGGGTTATCCGGACGTCAAGGCTCTGCGATATCTGTTCCGTTACAACGACAATGAAATCAATCCGGAAAATCCGACTGATTTCGATGATCCGAAATTTGATGCAGAGTTCAACTATGCGGTAGAATCCAAGATTACTGCTGCGGATATCCGCAACATCTTCTCCGACATGGCCATCTATAGCGATACCGGATCGACGTTCACACCGGAGAATGTGCATGCCGCAATCGACCACATCAAGGGTCGTAACGACATGGCTAACAAGAATTATCTGGCTTAAATACAGTTACCACTGACCCAATAAGTTACCGCAAGCGTAGTTTGCCGGGTCATTAGTAATGTCTTCGACGCACTTGTCGACTTCAGGAGGACGGAACAACACGTCCTTCTTTAGTTCGTCGATTGTGCTGGACACGTCGAGGGAATAGCCGGATTCAGGCTTCGCTGCGTTCGGATCTTCCGGTGAAGTGGAAGATCCGAGGGTATTTCGACCGAGCAGCTGATCGATGAAGTGTTCCTGGTTCGGATCGTTGATGACATCCTCGCTGATTTTCTTTCCGTCGTCGATAGCGACCTCCAAGAATAATTTCCAGAAATACTTTCTCCATTTGTACTCGTATTCCGGAACTTCGTCCGTGATGGACGTGATTGAATAAAGCTTGTTGTCGTACTCGACTTTCATCAAGTCGCCAGCCTTTGGGAAGATCTGGGCTGCCGTATAGCCGTAGTAGTTGAATTTCTCGTATCCACGCTGCCACCAGATTGGGTTGTGGTCTTTTTCGTCCGTGCTGCAGAGAGGCTTTACACCGTGTTCACGCAGCGAACGGTAGTTCCATTCAAGGAACAGTCCCATATGCAAAAGAACTTCGGTCTTTGCCGTGTACTGGATGCCGAACCGTGCGTACAGTTCGTTCTGCGGTGTGAACATGATAGTAGCACGCACGTCGAACATTCGGTCGATATTTCTGCTGTTGTCCTCGTGGAACAGAGGATCGGCTTGTGTATTGTAGGTAGTCGTGTAATACTTGAATTGTGTGCCTTGACGCTTGATTTGCGCCGCTGACATTATGTTATAGCGTTCATGGTCACGGAATGCGTTCTCGTTGCGGTAGTAGTGACCCATGCCGAGACGGGTGTCGTGCTGGAAGTCCGGGTGGTTGATCTGGGACTTCTCGGAACGTTCCACGAAACCTCCCAGGCGGTCGTCCCATAATGGCCTCGACACGGATGCGAGCACACTAAAATTGGGCACTTTCATGTTTGCCGCACGGACGTTTCCGGAAAGATGTAGTTTCAGACTTGGCATTCCTTACCTCGACATTCAGTTTATCAGTTGGTTACGATCATAAAACTGATAAACTGCATACGACTATTTGGAACTGGTATATGGCGAGTAATGCACTAGATCAACGCAAGTATGCGAAACTGTCGTTCGAGTCGATAAGGGAACAACTCGTTACGATTATGAAGGCCAAGGGAGGAAGCCTTGCCGACGCTTCGGAAAGCTCTTACGGTCGGTTGATGATCGACTTGTTCTCCGGAACTGCTGACTTGATGGGCTATTATGCTGAATCCAGTTTCATGAACGCATTCATGGAGCCGTCTTCCAACTCGACGCCGTCAATCTACGCAAACGCCCGTATGCTAGGCTACAGCGTGCGCAGACCTGTACCGGCGAAGGCTGGCATCGGTATCGCAGCGACACAGACCGGTAAGTATAACAGCATCCGTGTCCGTATTCCGAAGGGCACCGAGTTCATGCTGGGTGGATTGACGCTTACCTCCATGGACGACATGGAATTTTATTACAACCGCAATACCGATACGTCCAATACCGGATTGATGACACTTGTCTCCGGAAAGGCTGTCGTAGCGGAAGGACAGTTCAAGACGGAAACTCTGGTTTCCACCGGCAAGCAGAACCAGATCCATATTATCAACGATACCACGTTCGCCGACTACTTTGGCGACAATGACCCCAACTTTGACGATGACGGTAACGTAGCACACCGTGCATCGGCTTTTACGACTGTAACGTCAGACGCTACGTTGATGGACAATATCGATCCAAGCGTCGTCGTTGACGACAAGCTCTACTGGAGAATTTCACGCCGTGGATTGATTGACCCGGCCAAGGAATCTGTTCTCAATGATATCGACCGTTTCGTGGCCGGTCAGGACAACTACACGGACAACTATACTGTAGAAATCACTACAGCAAACGACGGTAACGTACAGCTCAAGTTCGGTGACGGTTTGAAGTCCGCCATCCCTTACGGCCTCATCAACGTGACCTATTTCTCCACTCACGGCGAGAAGGGGAACTTGCTTGACGTGGCTGGCAGCGTGCTTGCTACAAGCGATTCTAAAATCGTAATTACTCAAGGTGACGGTACCGAGAGCGACATTACGCTTGATGACCTCAATATCGCGTTGACTACCGATGTGAGGAGCGGTCTCGATATCCAAACAGTCGAATCCATCAAGGCGGATGCTCCTTATATTTTCAATTCTCTTGACAAGCTCGTCAACCGAATGAGTTACAAGATTTTCTTGCGCCGATATGCCGACGTGAAGTACGCTACCGCATTCGGAGAGGATATCCTCAACACCAAGCTGAAGGATGGTGGCATTGATGTCAAGTTCATGAACCAGATCCGTTTCAGTGTGTTGAAGAGCCTATACCGCAAGAAGGACAAGAACTATTATCCGACTACAGCCAATGAGTATTTCCTTGACGGTTTCAAGATCAACGGACTCATGTATACTTGGCAGTACGATTACGGTGAATTGTCCAAGAAGGGACTTGATTCTGGCCACGTCGCTATCGCCAACAAGGTTGACCGTGTATTGACTGCGGAACTGGCGAAGTACGACTACGGCCTGAGTACCGAGGCACAGGAACAGTTCAAGAAAGACGTGATGTCACAAATCATGCCGGGTTTCCCTCTTGACTACCAAGTGTATTCGGCAAAGCTTTCGCCGCTTGATTTTGTTGAAACCGGTTCGGAACTTTACTCCGTGATGACTGCATTGAACCAGCGTGGAATGCTTACGGTTGGCGGCGGTTATCACAACTATGTCTATCCGAGCGTACACGAGATGCAGTGCCATCTCGACGTGACATTGTTCCGTGGTAACAACTTTACGGACGTGAAGGAACGTATCCAGAACGTCATCTACAAGTACTTGAGTGACAACAGCGAGTTCGCTACGCCGATCTACCGTTCTCGTATCGAGGCGCTCGTCCATGAACTTACCGAGGTCGAGGGCGTTGACGTTACGTTCCATCCGGTAAGCAACCAGTACAACCAGCTGGATATCGCAAACTTGCCGTGGCTAGGCGGAACTACCGGCGAGCTCATCGCTCCGGGGTCTGTCACGATCGAACCATTCGCTTACCGGCTCAACTACACTCACGTTACTGGTAACATCAAGACTACGAAAGATACCGTTCCGCTCTATATCGATAACCAGGGCGGTATACAGAGCCGCATTGCGACGTACTACAACGACATGATTGCCGACCATTTGGGATCGGTTACCGACCGTGAAATCGATAGTTTCGTTTCGTATATCTGGGATCAAGTCATGCAGCAGATTTACACGCCGATCCAGAACCAGATCCAGAAGAACCGTGCTGGCGGTGATATCAATATGGCGGTCGAGCTCAATGACCTTATTGACGCAATCAAGGGCTGGGAACTCGGTGTCGACTCGGTTACTTTCAAGGATACTGACACAATCGTGTCTATGTCCGAAGTTCAAGGAAGTACGCTGTTTGACTACATCAAGTACGGCCTGAACTACGTGAAGCTTGTGCGTAACGTACTTTCTTACTACGTCACCAAGAACCTCATCGACGAAAACGGAAACATTACCAAGTACACGAACGACAACGAGATCGTGCAGATTGTCGTGCCCGTGGAGGACATCGACCTTACGGTTTCTCTCGACTCCGTGCTTCTCACTGAATAGGATATACCATGAATCCGATAGTATACAACAAGAACGGACAGTTTAGATTTACCGACTTCGTCGGCTACTTGCCGGAATTCTTGCAGTCTGAACCCGACGTGGTGACTTATCTGCAAGTCATGTCCGACTATATCAACAACGCATACAGAAACGTTGAGGTTACTGACGAGTTCGAGCTGGTCAAGGTATGTACTAGTACGGACATCAAGCGGGTGACCAGGTGGATGAACAACCTTTGCGACATGTTCAAGCTGGCGTGCGACCGTGGCGAACCGGTTATGTACTTGTCGGTGCCTCGCAACAACATCCGTAACAACGTAATTCTTGGAAATTCTACCGCCGAGTATGCTAGGGAAATCGAGTGCGACTTGGATGACATAGAGGATTCTCTTCCATCGGCACGTTCTCGTATGGGAATTACCGATGATTCGGAAATTCATGACGGTGACATCATTTACGTGATATACCGTAACCGACCATTAAAGGAAAAGGTAGCATACTATTTTGCATCAAATTCAGATACGCTGATCAAGGATTCGATGGCGTCGTCGCAAGATCCTTTCACCGGAACCTATAATGATCCGAATACTGCTATCCAGTTTAAGGTCGTCAACGTAGACAAGGTGGTCAAGCGTTTCGGCGGACGTGGTCCCGACGGGTTTACCGTATTTTATGAAGTTTCATTGCCGATCCAGATTAGCGAGGTGAAGCGCATAGCGTCTAACGGAACTGTGAGCTATGATGTGGATGTTGACGGTGCACCGGACAGCATTTTCGTGGACTACTACAATATCGGCAGTACGTCTCTTGCGAGCGGTTACAATACGTACATCAAGTTTGCCGACGACAACAAGTTCAACTGGGTTGGTGAATATCCGAGCGGCATCTTCTATTTCCGTGAGAGCAGTTCGTCCAATTTGAGCAAGGTTGATAATACGTCCAGCGAATTGTTGCCGGATACCCTGTTGAATCCGTCGGTGAACCGTTACCGTATCGTCGGTGTGAAGAAAATTAGCGGCCTGTACCGTATCTATACCGAGGCGTTCCCAGGAATCTACAATAGTGCGTTGTTCTATGTCATTGACGATAGTGCGTTGACCCGTACTGACCGCATGCTCGGTGTGTACAAGATGAATGGCGATGTTTCGGATACGTCACGGTTTGACGATGGCGAATTCTATGTCGACTTGGTGAACGTTTCTGGTACTGATTATGACCTCCAAGCGAAATTGGATTCACCAAACCCACATACGCTTGTATTGGTGTCAATTCCGCTTGCCGAAAGTAAGTACGTCCTTGATTATGACAGTAGCTATCCAGTTATTAAGTGGGACAAGGATGAAATCACTGGCGTGAATGCCGTCGAACTTGGTGCAGCTTCCAATATAGAGATGACTGCTGTTGACTTACTTGAAAACGAAGTGATTTATGATGACGTGATTGAACGTATGGGACAGAGCATTCTTGCTGTCCATACGGACTTGAGCGACAAATTGCATGTTGATGATTATATTATTTCGGATGCGTTAAAGTTTGTTGATCCCGATGGTACGGAACATGGCCCGGCAATTGCTAAGGTAACACGAATGACTGGAATGAAATCCGATGGACGTTACCAGATTTATGTTGACCAGTATGCGGATGATAGATCTACTCGTATCGAGACAGTAGATGTTTCCGGTTCATGCAAAATCATGAAAAATACTGTCGGAACTATGCTTTTCCCTGATGGAGAATGGGGCGGTACCGATAGTTACTTGTTCTCATGTACATGTATTTGCAACAGTATTCTTGAAAATGACCTATATAAAATATATATGAATGACGGATCCGAACGACTAGTGCGTGTGCACGGCGGTAAATATCATACCATTGTGTTTTATAATGCCGCTGACGGAATGTCATTTAATTGCATGGAGATCAAGAAAGATTCGCCTATTGCGAAAGTAATCTTGAAATCGGATGGAGTTAAGAAGTTCAAGTATGTCAAGAACGCTACTGACGGCGAGCATATCATTGCAGCTGTCAATCCGAACGCATACCGTGGTGATATTTTTACTCCGAAGTACATGCTGGCTAACCTGGTCGGCGATACCGAAGTGTCGTTGTTGAGGATGTATACGGACGTGTTGCCGTATGATCCGGCACAGTCTTATGCCACCGGTACCTATGTTTACGACGCGCCGTATATTTACAAGATTATCCAGACTAATACCAAGGATTCCGAAGGACGTATATCGAACCACAATAACCGTTCCGTTGACCGTGTGGCACACTATTCTATTGGTTTCCGAAAAGTCAATAACGTGTTCATGCCGTATTGCGGTCCGGTGTCCACGCTCGAATATGACGAACACGTCAACTACTTGGGTGACATGGATAACCAGCGATTGCCACTGTATATCAAGAAGGTGACTGACGTACGTTTGAAATACGGATGGAATCAGCGACAGTACCTATACTACAACGAGGATATCGGCGTAGCTCCTATGGATCGTGCTGGTTTCATGGAAATATATTCTGGCTCAAACGACCGTAGTCCGGTTGATATTGACTTGGCTACTACCGCAGAAAGAATCGGCCACGTCGTATATGAACCAGCATTGCTGTATAATTGTGGTTCTAAGTATTACGACATTGACATTGACGCCAATCCGATGGCTACCGTTGATGCAGACGGTAACTGGACAGTCACCGTACGATCGAGCGGACATGGCCTGATTGACGGAATCACGATTGAAAGCGTTGTTGACCCAGCTGAATCTACTGATAACCAGAAGATTTTTGCAACCGACGGATGTAAGGTTATCGTGCAGACACCGGATGTATTCCAGTATGTCGTTACTCCGACTGAATTGGTTCCTGGGCTTACCGCCATTATCAGTGACGTTAAGAATATCCATATCAAGTATAACCGTTGCTATGACGTTAACGAAACTACGAAGAGCGAAGTGTCTCCTGTACACGGTGATATCGCCGTAGTTAAACCGTCAAATACGGTATACGTTGTGAACGAGGGCTCTTGGGTAGCTGTTGAGAAGACCAAGATTATCGTGCCGACAACGATCTACTCACGCCATAACTTGTTTGACGAGAGCGTGACAAATCCGACGTTTGCCCTTGGTGATGGATATACCATCAAGACCATTACTGTCATTGAACCTGGCGTTGCTGAGCTGCAGTTGTCCGGTCGTGTTCCTGATTTTGACCACGAAGGTGCATCATCCGTATACAACGACAAGGGACGAGTGTACATCGAGTATGTCAACCAGGGAGTATTTAACGGCTGGCATACAATTAAGGAAATCATGAATGGCGGAGTTATCCGTATCTACATTGACGGTAGTGTACAAGTTGATCCGTTTATCGCGCCGGTACTCAACCGGAAGATGACACTTCATGCTGGTAGATGGTACAAGTATACGCTGTACGGTTATGACTGGGACAAGATCAGTAACTGTCAGTCATATGTGACGGCGAATACCGTATCCAATGCAGAAACGTACGAAGCTGACGACGACACTTACGTATATACCAAGTACGCTCACAAACTGTCCGTAGGCGACTCGGTCATCATCGACCTCAACGGAAACGGAGTGTACGACATTAATGCCGCTAGTGGCAATACAGTCAATCTTCATGAAACGACCGTTGTGCGTGTTATTGATGACTTTACCGTCGTGCTGGCTGGGAAGGACTATGGGTTTACTTTTGGACAGACCTCTATCTATCGTGGTTTCATCATTGATGGGTTCAACTTGTCTCGTCTGAACGGTGAATACGCTATCCATCGTAACGGCGAACTCATTAGGTTCCGCAACGGAGATATCGTCGTGACACTCAGCCAGACATGCCTTGACGAGATTCACGGCTGGCGAGTTAGCGAGAGCTCCGCATGGATTCCGATGAAAAAGAAGCGTACGTTCAAGATAGACCGTCTTGCGGTTGACATGACGAGGAACCCGGCGTACGATATCGGTGACGATTTCGATACCGAGTCCGAATACCGTTACGTGACCTATAGCGACATGGACGTTGCTGCAGATTCGGCTGCATATACCGTAGGCTACGCTAATGCACGTAATTACCATTTCGAGAAGCCGCATGTGGATAACTTGGACACCACTCAGAAGGCCGAACTGGAATATTCTTCTAAGTACGACTATGCGTCAGTGGCTCCGAGGGACGACATGGATGCTACGTTCCAAGGTGTTCCCGACATGGGCTATCCGTTGGCTGAACGCATCGAGCGTCTGGCATACTTGCGTGACCCGAACGTCATCGACATCGACCTTATCGGTTATTTGGCACGTTTCATGGGTTACGACATCACTGCAGTAGCCGACGATATCAAGGCGAGCAACATCTACCGCAATAACGCCGAGCGTGAAGAGGCTATCCGTGAAACGATCGCCCACTTGCCGCAGTTCTATGCGTTGAGCGGAACGAAGCCGGGTATCAACATGCTCATGGCCACGTTCGGTCTTGTTGGTGAATTGATTACCCTGTGGACTAGTACCGATGACCCGTACGGCAAGCTTGTCCGACAGGACGAGGTAGGTAAGTACATTGACGCCGACCTTGCTGCCGGTAAGACTACCGCCTCTTGGGTTCCGACACCTCACGTAACTCTGGACGTCATCGAGAATGAGAACTTCAACAGCGTGCTGCTCGGTAATGAGGAACTGTCACGCATGAAGGAACAGATTCGCCGTTGCAAGCCGATTAACGTCGTTTTTGACGGTATCCGTGTCATTTACGAGACAAACGTGGTGAAGACACCGGTGATCGGATGCAGTGGCGCAAAGGTTACTTACGGTGACGTTCCTTTCTTTGAAGGAAGCGGTTCCGATGAAATCGTGCTGAATACAGACCCATGTGACGACGATGACTGCAGTTTCTAGCCGGGTTCCGATGCAAAAACCTATAAACTAGTTTTTGCATAAAAATCGGAACAGTATAGATGCCTAAGTCAAGAATTACGCAAGAAGGCTTGAACATATTGAACAGGAGCAACGCCAGTAACGCAATCCATTACTGGATCGGCTACTATGGACTAGCATACATCCCCGAAGGTGAAAGTCTGTCGGATCTGAGCAACGGGTTGCTTCCGGCCAATAGCAAGGGCGACTTGATCTATAACTTGTTCCAAGGCTCCCTGGTTCCTGAAGGATATTATACAGACTTGGGCGGTGAACGTGCCGCAACGAAGCTCGCCAACGAGTGCATGTATACGAGCAGTGTGACTACCAGATATCGTTATGTACTTGATGAGGAGGACAATAACCAGTTGGTCGTATTTGCCAGCCGAGACGACGGTGGCTTCTACAATTATCATACATACAGCTTGCATAAGGCAAACCCCGAAGAAAATGACGCATTGCCGGTACCGGCACCGCTGTACTATGGCGGCGAGCCGCAAGAATATGATCCGGACGAGGGTGATAAGGAAGTAGTTTCGCACGATACTCGAATCTACCGTGCCAAGAAGGTTGACGACCAAGGTCATAGGGATACCGGTGTCGGAATGGATCGTTATGCTTGGGCTGATTCCGAGACCAATACGTATGACACTGATGACGGGTTTACCTTTAGTGGAACCGATTGGCAGAAACAGAGCATTTCAAACTTCAATCGCTACCATGCACCGGCCAATACAGAAGGATATGCGATGAATTTCGACCCGGCTTGCCGGAACATCGCTAAGGCTACCAAGCTGTTCCCGATTGCCGCATATGACGTTAAGGGCACATTGAAGACCGACGCCACGAAGGTCGATACGGTTCAGTACCATATTGACATCAACATGGGCGACATTTGCGAGAAGATCAACTTACGTGATGTAAAGTATTACGATACGAAGGACGGCAGGGAGGCCCATAACGAAAAATACAAGTTCGGGTTCCGTTTCAACCGTATTGGTATCTATGCGGTAGAAGTTACGCTGAATGCATTTAACAAGGATTCCGCTACAGAAGGTCTTTGCTCGGACAATCTCATCCAGATGCAGATCCATGGAAATTCTGAACCGACACTGTTCGGCGTGATAGACTTGGACGAGCCGATTGTGATGTCGGAAGACACTATCAATACTTGCCAGTTCCAGTTCAATGTCCAGTTTACTGACCCGGAATGTCAAGTGGTGAATAACACTGCGGTTTACCACATGCTCAACGAAGACGATGCCCTCACGTGGTACAAGAACCAGTTGATCGCCAATGCCAGCACAGCAGAAGCCGTGACATCTCTCGGCGTCCAGATGAACTACTTGCGTCACCAGATAGAAACAATGGGCGGTAGCAATACAGCATGCAATATCATTACCGCTGGCGAGTCGAATACTACGGTTGTCGCCTCGTCTTCTGTCGGCAACACCATCGTGGATGTTGGCTATTTGGAAAATGTGACTACCGAACACGGTAGCTGTACTCATACATTTGATAATGATGAGTATCTTGAACTAATTGACAATATTTTCTCAAACGGAATGTCTCCGGTGATTTGCTATAGCCCGTTCTCGTCATATCAGCCGGGTTCTGCTTCTATTACAAGTGGTACAATTGCACATTTTGCAAGGCTATGTGGAGTTGGTCGGTGTGCATATATGTTCCATGACGCTGCACATAACGTATTCATTCGTTTGAAAATGCTTAGTAATACTACGTCGGAACTTTATGCAGTAAATGATACCGAGGAACCGTCGGACACTGAGTAGGTGACATGAATTTTTTCCAGATTTCATTGACAAGTCACTGCAATTTGTCGTGTTGGCACTGTCCCATGGCGGAATACCGAAACACGGGTACTCCGGAATTTGCTCTGACTAATAGCCGATTG